CTATCTTTACAATTCTGAGTTGCAAGTACAGATGTACACAGGTGCTGACTGGTACATTACATTTGGGTTTGTTCCGTTCATTATTGAACTGGACACTGAAGCAAAGTTGCCGCGTATTCGCGTAGAAAGTCCTGTCGGGGCGTATCCTGAGTTTGACCGCTACGGACGCTGCGTTGCTTTTGCTAAGCGTTATGCTATGCCACTGGCTGAATTGATTTCTCAGTTCCCAGAGCATACTGACGTTTTACTTGGTCGTGACGGATATGACCAAGACATGAATAATAGAGTTGAGATTGTTCGTTACTACGACCAGTATCAATCTATTATTTTTGTTCCAGACCGTCAGAACCTAGTTATCTCCCGTGCTAAGAATCCTATTGGCAAGATGATGGTTGTAGTCGCAAAGCGACCAACCGTTGACGGTGAGATGCGTGGACAGTTTGATGATGTACTCGGTATTCAGTTGCTTCGCAATAGATTCGCATTACTTGCGATGGAAGCAACAGAGAAGGCTGTGCAAGCACCACTGATTGTCCCTGACGATGTGAACGAGTTCCAATTTGGTGGAGACGGAGTTATCCGTACTAAGAACCCAGCAGGTGTTCGCCGAGTTGAACTACCAGTATCTGGCTCATTGTTTAATGAGCAAGCAGTTTTACAAAACGAACTGCGTACTGGAACACGCTACCCTGAATCACGTACTGGTAATGTTGATGCTTCAATTATTACTGGTCAAGGCGTGCAAGCCCTTATGGGTGGATTTGACACACAGGTTAAGTCAGCGCAGGCTATCTTTGCATCTACACTAAAGACTGTAATCTCACTCTGTTTTGAAGTAGATGAGAAAATCTTTAATGAGCAAAAGGCAATTCGTGGCGTTGATTCTGGTAGCCCTTATGCAATTGAGTATCTACCATCAAAGGACATCAAGGGAGACTACTCCGCAGATGTTCGTTATGGAATGTTGGCTGGTCTTAACCCAGCGCAGGGACTTATTTTTATGTTGCAAGCCCTTGGCGGTAAGTTAATCTCTAAGGACTTGGCACAGCGTGAATTACCATTTGGAGTTAACGTAACTCAGGAGCAGGAAAAGATTGAAATAGAAGAAATGCGCAATGCGCTTATTTCATCTTTGAATGCGTCAGCACAGGCTATTCCACAACTTATTGCTAATGGCGGAGACCCAACTACAATCGTTAAGAAGATTGCAGAAGTTATCCGTATGCGCCAGAAGGGCACTCAGATTGAGGACGCAATCAATGAAGTGTTCGCTCCAGAATTACCACCTGCTGGGGAAGCACCTATGGTTGAGCAACCGTCCCCTGCTCCCGCCGCTCCTCCAGCAGGTGGCGCTCAACCTCCACAAGGATTACAAAGTTTACTTTCCAGCCTAACGATGGGTGGAACAGCAAACGCTTCGGCACGAACCGTAACTCAAAGATAACTAGGTAGGGGACAATGACAACACTTGCTGCTTATCAAGGAGATGGCTGGTCTGTAATCGGTTGCGATTCTAGAGCATCTGATGATAATGGTCGTCCTATGACGATTGCTACTCATAAGATTATCGAGAACAACGGATATTTAATTGCAGGTTCTGGTGCTAGTCGTGGTTCTAACATCCTTCACTTTGGATGGAAACCACCTAAGCCAACTAAGTTAGAAAACTTAGATTTGTTTATGACACAAAAGTTTATACCTGCTATGCGTAAAGTATTCATTGATGCAGGTTATGACATGAAAGAAGATGGCGATGCAGCAGCGCAGGATTCAGATTTTATTATCAGCATACATGGAGTTATTTATCCTGTCTTTGAAGATTATTCTTGGGACCGTGATATCCGTGGTATTTATTATGGTGGGAGCGGTGGCGATGTTGCTTTGGGAGTTATGGAGGCTTTACATATTGATAAAGCGAAAACTCCAGAACAAGCGGAAAAAATAATTCGTAGAGCAATTGAAGTTGCTTGCATGTGGGACATCTATACAAGTGCACCAATCATAACAAAGATTCAGTACGCAAAATGAGTGAGAAGTTCAGGGAGAAAATAGAGCAAGCACTAAGAGTTCTAATAGAGGAAGACCCTGAAGGGTCTAACTACATCTGCGCTAACTGGCTAATAATTACAGAATGGGCAGATTATGATGGAACTCGCTACTTGCATACGGAAGTGTCAGAAGCAATGACACCTTGGAATGCTTATGGCATGATGCGTATGGCCAAGGAATACAATAAAGAATCCTTTGGTGAGCCACCAGCAGATGAAGACGATGAATTAATGGAAGATGAAGGAGATGAGTAATGACAACTGCACCAGAAGGACGTGGTGGCTATCGTGCGCCGTCTAACCCTGCACCAGTTTCAGGCCCTGGCGCTCTTTCTCAGCGCACTGACGGGGCACCAACACAAGGTGCCAAGTACATCTCAGGCCTACCATACGGACAGGGACAGCAAACCTACTCAAATCAAGTAGCAGCACCAATGGCTGGAAATACTATGAGTTCTAGCGCAATGGGTGATTCAGGTTTAGTTCAAATGGAAATGCCAACAGAATTAATGGCACCCACTCAACGTCCTGGTGAACCAATTACTGCTGGTATAGATATTGGCGAAGGCCCTGGTTCAGAAGCGCTTAATTTACCAGCACGGCAAGCATCCCTTGCCTCTACGTTACAACAGTTAATTCAATACGACCCAACGGGCGAGGCTGAACTTGCATATCGTATGATTGTTGATAACGGAAGTATGGGTTAATGTCTCAACAACTTAACTATATTGTCGCAAAGACAAGCCCAAACATTTACGCTGCGGCTAAGCAGGCTAATCTTAAGCCAGAACAAGTTAATCAAATTGAACAGTACAGTTGGACTGTTGACAAAAACAAAAGTTTGTCACGCCTAAAAGTAGATGATGCGCGTAAACAGTTTGTTGGATTAGACCCTGATGTTCAAGAGATGCTTAAGTTTCTTTATCCTAATGCTGACTACACAAAAGAAGCACCAGATACTTTAGATAATACTTTAAAAGTTGGTAAGATTGTGGCTACAGGTTTAGCAAGCCCACTCATTACAACATTTAAAGCCCTTGGTGCGTGGAATCGTGTTATTAATACCCCATACCTAGTAGCACGACAGGTTGCACAGGGCGAAGGTTTATTTAATAAACAAACATTTACAGATGCCTGGGACGGACGTAGAATATTTGACCATGGTGCTCTTACTACAGCAATCAAGGCCCACGGTAATGCTAAGGTTGAGGTAGCAAAAGGTTTAATTGCTGGTAAAACACCTGGCGAAATTATTAAAGCCTATGGACAAGTAGATGAAGACCTACTTTCTGCTATTCAAGAAGCATACAACAATGAAGAAAAGTTTAAAATAGTACTTGATGATGTTAAGTACTCTCAGGTTAGCCCTGGTCGTGACATTGCTCGTGCTATATATGGCACAAAAGAGGGAGATGTAGACTGGCGTACTCGTAAAACCTCTGGTGCTATTGATTTTATGTATCAGATTGTAATTGACCCATTATCATGGATGACTGGTGGTACCAGTAAACTTGCTACTGCTGCATCTAAAGTTCCATTTTATGGTCGTTTTGTTAAGGCTGCCCAAAAAACTAATGGCGACTTTATGGCTGAGTCAATCCGCAAGCATGGTGGTTATGGTGTTGAGGATACCTTTAATAAGTTTCCAGATGTACGCAAGCACTGGGATGAAGAAATTGGCAAATCTGTTCAAAAATATATTGATGCCCAAGGCGATTATGCTAAAGGACAGGTATATCGCGAGATTGCAGAACAATATCCAGGACATGCAAATCGTTCTTGGGTAGCACTACTAGCCCGTAATGGTGTTGTTGATGCACAATCTGCTATCCAGTACTTTGGTAAAGATGTAGATGCTGCCAAGAAGTTACTATCAGGCCGTGTAGATGGTATGCAGTACTATCGTAATGGCATTCCTACCTCACGTAACCAACGTCAGATTGGTTCTAGATTTGGTGCAAAGGTTAATGAGTTTTTAAATCCTAAGTACACAGAAGAAGAAGGCGATGCCGCATGGGCAGCGCTTACAAAAGTTGGACCAGAAGATGCTAACTATGTTTCTCCTGAAGTAAAAGAACTAGAAAAGTTTTATAAGGGTATTTCCTTAAAGGAAAAAACAGCCCGTGCAATGAGCAGAACACCACAGAATCGTTCTATCCGTATTGGCGATAAAGCAGTTGAAACTGCAGATGTATTTTACGATACAGTTCGATTAGTTTTACCTGCAGATTTATCCGATATGCTTACACACAGATTTGTTAACTCAACCGCAGATGAACAGGTACAAGTTCTTCGTAGCGTTTATACAGCAATAATGCAGAAGGCTGGCCTTGAGGGCCACCCTAAGGGTAAAGAGTTAATTGAACAGACTTTAAAGTCTAAATTTGGTGATGTAGAGGGTATGTCTATTGTTACACAACTAGATATTCCTACTCACCTAACTGGTAAGGTTAAAGGCGCTGGATTAAGAGTTACTGACGGCTTTCAGCATTACGAAACTAATGGTGTTATTCATCCATTTCAAGAAACTAATGCAATTGGAAACCTTGACTATCAGTTAATCGCACAAACAGCCTATGAAATAAAAAGCAAAAAGAATTTTGTTATGGCTGTAGGTAAAGGTGCTACATCATCAAAGTTTAGTTCTGAGTTTGTAAACTTTTGGTCTATATTTACATTATTCCCACGCTTGGGTGTACGCTCTGCAATTGACGAAGGCGTAATGTTTATGCTTACTGCACCCGCCAAAGATATTTTTGATGTCTTGCGTGGCAAGGGTGCACGTATGGGTAAAGTTGCTACTGCTGCAACTGGTTCTAAAAGCACAGAAGGTTTTAAAGCAATACTCCGCTCAAAACTTGAGATGGATAAGGTTTCAGAATCCATTGATGTTCCTACACGTGTTGCTATACGTAAACAAATTGCTGAAAATAAAGGCATTTCAGAAGAGCAAGTTAGAAATATTGAACTAGCGCTTGCTACCGCACATCATGCAAATCAACTGTTTCCATCTAAACTAGATGGCGATGACTTAAACTACTTTATGCAGGCTTTATCTCTTAACGGAAATGTTCTTGCTGGTTCAGCAGCATCTATCGTAAGCCGTGCTTCTTTAAGTTCCCGTAATGCTCCTGAAATTGCAGAAGAGTTACTTCCAATAAGCAAGTTTGATGCAATGTTAAGAGAATCAGACCTTGTTTCTGGAAGAAAAGGAACTGTAGTAGATACCCGCGATATTGAAAAGGCTGAGTCTTTAGGAGAGCATGCACTTGCTAAGGTTCACTTTGAAAACTGGGGCAAGCGTTTTTACGGAAACTCTCGTAAAATTAAAGGTAAAGAACAGAACCTATTTTATAATCCAGTAACTGTTTTCTTTGATAACAATGCACTCAAAACTGAAAAAGATTTTGAAATTGCAGTAGATACATTGCTTCGACAGGTTGGCATTGGCAAGAACAAACCACTTGCTAATGTTGTCGGTAAAGAAACAATGGATTTATTAGATGGTCAACTTACCTATGTAGTAGATGATGCTGAAGCCTTGGCTGATTTCTTAACTATGTCAAGTTTACGCACTACTCAATTGCGTCAAAATGGTATATCAGAAATTGAAATTGCTCGTGACCAAATTACACGTGCATTACTTGATATGTATTCGGCATTCCATGGCAAGGGTAATAACTTTAATAGAAAACTATTTCGTTTAATCCGTACTAGATATAAGGAAATGGGCGAAAAAGCCTCTTATGGTCAAGCAGCACAGTCAGTTGATTTTGAGGATTTTGTTAAACTAACTAAAGGTATGCAGCCAGAAGGCAAAATGTTTACCATGTTAGATATTGATAGTATTACAGATACAGAAACTGCCCTAAAAAAACTTGGCAATAACATGATGGAAATTATGGATAACCAAGTTACGGGTATTTTACGTCAGCCAGCAATTATGGCTAGTTACTTGCGTATCCGCAAGAACCTTTCTGGCTTAGAAAAGCAGCACTATGATGACTTACTTTCTGCACAGATTCGTTTCTTTAAAGAAGAAGGCATTCCTCTTGGCGGTGTTAAGTACTACAAGAAAGATGGAACACCAGTAACGCATCTAGATAATGCTAAAGAAAACATTAACGAGATAGTTAATAAGAAGTTTACTGAACTTGCTATTCAAGATGCAGCAGATACAGTATTAAAGTTTGCTGATAACCCTAACATCCGCTCTAACTTTGCTTTATCTGCACGTAACGTAGGTCGTTTCTACCGTGCTACTGAAGATTTTTGGCGCCGTATGTACCGCATGAAGGATGCAAAACTACGTGTTGCATATCGTATGCGTTTAGCACATACGGGTATGGATGCTAATGGCGATGTTTATGAAGACGCAGATGGTCAGCCATATGTAATGATGCCTATGGATGACATCATCTTTAAGACAGTTGATAGTGTAGTTCGCACTCTTAGTCCTGGTACTCCGTCATTTAAGCAGCCATTGTTTAATGACTTTACATTTAAACTATCTTTGGCTAACCCTTCATTTAGCCCAGATGCTGGTCAGCCTACCCTATCTGGTCCAATTGGAGCGCTCAGCGTTCTTACAATGAAATCAATTCTTGGCCAAACAGGTTCAACGGGTAAGCGTATTGGTGAAGAATTAGATAACTACGCACTAGGAAACATTGGCGACAATATTGATATTGTTCGTGCTGTAGTTCCAGCATCATTGCAGAAGGTATATGCAATGCTTCCTGTAAATGAAAAGTCTCGTCAGGAATCAACGGCTGCTATGCAGGCTATTGCTTTCAATGCAGCAGCAGGTAATGCTCCTGGTCCAGACTCTACTCCAGAAGAGCGGTACGAATACCTAAAGAATATCCGTATCTCAGCACACAATGTAATGGTTATGCGTTCAGTTTTAGGACTTGTTTCTCCATTTACTGCAACCACACAGGAAAGCAAGAACGTACCAGACTATCTACTTAATGTAGGTATCACAGGTTTACGTCCTGAGTTCTATGATTTAGTTAACGCAGTAACTCAGCGTTATGGTGGAGATGTTCAGAATCCATATGACTTGGCTATTGCTACATTTGTTGGACAGAATCCAAACAAGATTATCTACACAGTATCTCGTGATGATAAGCAGACTAATGTAATCATTAACAAGACTAAGGATATGAAAGATTGGTATATCTCTAATAAAAACTTAGTTGATACCTATGGAGAATCAGCCTTTATCTTTGCTCCGCATACTGGAGATTTTGATGCATCAAGTTACGCATGGCTTGAAGCAGCAGGTTATATTAAGAATAAAGATGTTGAACAGTACTATATGGATGTAATGATTTCCCGTGATAAGCAGGCTTACTTTAATATTACCCGTGATGAAAAGGAAGCACTTGCTAATACTGTAAGCACAACAGGTCGTAAGGCAATTATTACTGCGGCTACTAACCAACGTAATGCTATGAAACTAGCAAACCCATTTCTTGAAGCGGCAATTACTGGCGGAGGAAATGAGATTGCAACTGAGCAGAATATGTTTATTAATATCGAGGCTATCTTAAAGGATGTTAACATTCCTATGCAGGCTGGTACCAGAAGTAAGATGCTAATCCTTGCTAATCAAATTCGTAATTTTATTAACATTTCTACTGACCCAAAACTACGTGATTCTGTTAACTTTGCAGAACTAAAGCGTGACCGCAAAGAAGAAATTCAAGGATTAATTGAACAATTTATTGAAGGAGATATGGTGATTAAGGAAGCAAACAGGGCTGTGTTCCAAGCAATCCTTGATTACTACTCACGTGAAACATACTCAGCAGTTGTGAAGGGTTACTAATGCCAGTTAGCAAACAAGATAAAGAATTTCTTAATTATGCAATTAAAAATCTTGATAAGGGTGCAGATACAGAAATTTCTAATAGTGATAGGAATTTTTTTCCTGGGTCAAAGTATATTACCGATAAGCATAAAACATATGGCGACCTTTATGCTGCTGCTACAAAACAATTTAAATCATCAGGCGGAACTGATTTAGAAATTGGTAAATTAAGATTTGGTCCTAACTATAAACCTACCTCTCCTGAACCTATGTCACCAGATGTTTCTGGTGGTTTAGTTACAGACCCATTAGGTCGTTTGATTGCCGAAAAGGGCCTTGTTGTAGATACAGATGAAGATGGCAACACAACCCTCAAGGGTAAAGATGGAGAAGTATTTTTATTTGTAGATACATATAAAGATACTTTTGGCAAAACAGTAACACGTGTTAATGCTTCACCAGATTATAATGAAATTGCAAACAAAGCCATTGTTTTTTATCAGACAAGTCCTGGTGGTGTTAATGTACTATTTGATTCTTTATACAAGAAGAGTCTTATTACTAAAGAAACCTATGATACTAAGAATATCTCTGCCCCAGATTTTAAAAAGGGATTGCAATATGCAATTAGGCAGTATGGTATTTCAGCCCTTGATGCTAGAAAGTATAACAAAACCTACACTGTAGGAACTTTAGGAGATTACTTATCTGGTAACGCACTACCAAATACTGGTGGGGCTGGTGGTACATCTACTGATTATCGCCGTCAAGAAACTACTCGTCCAGATTCAGATGAAGAAGCAAATCGTTTTGCTATAGAAAACATTGGTCGCAATGCTACCAAGGCTGAAAAGGATGCTTACTTTGCAACGCTTAATGCAGCAGAAAAGAAAGCGGTAGTTAAGTCAACTACAACTAGTGGTGGTTCATCACGAAGTGGTGTAGACAGTGGTTCGTTTATTGACCAGACTGATAAGACTTTAATGCTGGGAAAGATTTTTGCTAACTCTATTCAGGGTTCTGACCTAGATACTATTGTTAAGTCTGGGGCTGGAGCAGCACAGGCTATTAATAGTATTAAAACCTATGCTAAGCGTTATGGTATTAATTACTCAGATGAACAAGCAATGGCAATAGTAGTAGAAAACATGAAGTCTGGAAAAGACTTAACATCTACTCAGGCTAAGATTCAAAAGTTATCAAAGATAAAGTATAGCAACCTTTCAGATTTTATTGATGACGATACATCTGTTGAAGATATTGCAGCGGAAACAATCTATAAAGTTTCTCAATTAACTGGTATTCCTTATAAGTCTTTGTCTGTTAATAACTCAGTAGTTGCTAAGGCTCTTTCTAATAATGGAAAGCCTGGAGTTATGACGGAAGCAGAGATTAGTTATTTAGTTAAGACAGACCCAGAAACTAAGAGTCTATGGTTAAAGACACCAGCGGCTAAAGAAGAAGCATCAGGATATGCAAATGATATTCTACGTATGTTTGGATTGAGGGCATAGTGGCAAAGAAACTTACAGCAGCACAGAAAGCAGCAGCAGCAAAAGCAGCAGCAAAAAAGAAAAAAGATGATGCTTATGCTGCCTACCTTGCTAACCCAATTACTAGCCCAAATGACCCACGCATTGGTATTAATGCTGGTAGAGCACCTGCAAGAACTGATAGCGCACCAGCAACAACAGACACTGGAAGTAAAACAGTTTTTCCTAAAGCAGGAACAATATTAAAATACAAGCCAGGAAAAACTGGTTTTCGTATTGCCGTATATGCTGACGGTGCAGGTGGAGAGTTTGAAGGCGGACAAGAAGTAGACCCAGATTATTCAGGTGGCGAAGGTGGAGATGACACTGACGTTACTCTTGTCTCTACAGAAAAAGATGAATATGGCAATGTTGTTGCTTTTTATTCTAATAAAACTTCAAAGATTGTTCTTCCTTCTGGAAGAAAATACAAGAGTACTGTAGATGAAGATGCTTATGAAATTCTTAGACTTACTTTTAAAGAGTATGGTTTAGATGATGCTGAAATATTAAAAGAAATACAAGGATATATGGAGCGTGGTTTTGGCTCTGAGCGTGCGGGTTTAGAATTAAGAAAGACTACAGCATACACAACTAGATTTTCTGGCAATGAAGCACGCCGTGCTGCTGGACTTAATGTCCTATCAGAAGATGCTTACCTACAACTAGAAGATGCTTATAAAGAAACTCTTCGTGTATATGGTCTACAAGGATACTTTGGAACAGACCGCAAAACAGCACAGTCTAAAATGGGTGAACTCATTGGTAATGATATTAATGCACCAGAATTTAAAGACAGAATTAATACAGTAGTAACACGAGTTAACAATGCTGACCCTAATATTAAGGCTACCCTAAAAGGTTTCTACAATATTACCGATACAGATTTAGTTAAATACTTCCTTAGTCCTAAAGAAAATCTACCTAGGTTGCAAGAGAAGGTGACTGCAGCAGAAATTGGTAACGAAGCACTTAAGCAGAACTTAGTAACAAGTGTAACTAGTGCTGAAAATCTTGCTAAGTTGGGCATTACCCAAAAGGAAGCCCGTGAAGGATATTCAGAAATTTCACAAGTACTTCCTACTGCCTCAAAACTTGGGCAGATTTATGGTGAAGAAGGAATTAATTATACTCAGACAACCGCAGAAGAAGAACGCTTTGGAGAACTTGAGTCTGCAAGACGTAAGCGTTTAAGACTAGAAGGAAAAGAAATAGGAACCTTTAGTGGTTCATCTGGTGTTGCCCGTGGCGCACTAGGAAGCAGTAACAGCGGTAAATTCTAAATTCCCTAGACGGACCTACCAGCCCCGTCAGGCGTAAAAGTCTGGGAGCAGAAGCCAACCAAGTATCCCCTTATCTGGTTGTGGTCTGCGACAACTACTAACGAAGGGTGATGTTGCATGAGCAACGAACAATACTGGGAAGACGATAACGACAATCTAGAGAGCGAATCAAATCGCCCTCATGGCTCCTATGGCGATGATGGTATCGCTAACTTACGCAAAGCCAAGCGAGCAGATGAGAAGCGCATCAAGGAACTTGAAGAACAACTAGCGAAGTTCTCTAAGGAATCTAATGAGCGTACTGTTAAAGAAATCCTAGAATCAAAGGGAGTGAACACTAAGGCTACCCGTCTTGTCCTTAAGGACTTAGACACTATCAATGAAGACGCAGTTTCAAACTGGCTCATTGAGAATGGTGACTTAATCGGGTACACGCCTAATCAAGAAAAGCCAGTTGATACAGAAAACCTACGTGCTTTACAGCAACAGGATTCTGCAACTCAATCGGCTGACACTCCTGCTTATTCAGAAGACCTTGAGCGAGCAATCGCTAATGCGACCTCTGAAGAAGAGATTATGTCAATTATTAAAAACCTTGGTTAATTCGTAACCAACTATTCCAGAAAGGGGGCATCGCCAAATGGCAGATGTCTTTACCACTACAACCACTGGATTAGGAAGCAATCTTGTAACATTAGCCTACGATAAACTTATCGAGACTAATCTTCGTATCCTTCCAAAGTTCCGCGAAATTGCGGACAAGAAGGTCGGCTCCCTAACACACAACGGTTCTTCAATCCGTTTCCAGTTTAACACAGATATTGCTGACACTACTGTAGCAGGTGCAACACTCAATGAGACTGTTGACCCAGATTCAGTAGCACTACCAGCAACAACATACCTAGACATTGCACAACTAGAACTAGGTCGCTCAGTACTTCCAGTTAAGAAGATTAACTTGATGTCACTAGCAAACATTGACCCATGGGTTGCTAACGCAGTTGGCTTCAACATGACAAAGACACTTGATGCAGCAGTAGTTGCTAAGTTGGACGCAGGCGCGAACATCGTTCGTGTTGCTGGCGGAACTGGCGCAGTATCAAATGTTTACGAAGGTGTTGGCACAGTTGCTGCTAAGACTACAATTGCACCAGCAGACACAATGAAGTCTGCTGCTATCCGTACTGCTGTTACTAAGATGCGCTCTACTGGAGTTCAGTACAAGGCTGCTGGAATGTACGTTGCGTACATCCACCCAGAAGTTTCTGCTGACCTACGCACAGAGACAGGTAACAACGTATGGCGTACTCCACATGAGTACCAGAACGCTGCACCACTATACGGTGGAGAGACTGGCTCATGGGAAGGCGTTCGCTTTATTGAATCAGCGAACTGCACAAACGCACAGGCTGGAACAGGCTCAAGCACATCACAAACACGTGTGTATCACACATACGTAGTAGGTGCACAAGCACTTGCTGAGGCTGTCTGGAAGGAACCAGGAATGGAAGTGGGCGTTGTCCAGGACCGTTTCAACCGTTTCAATCCAGTTGGCTGGTACGGAATCATTAACTGGTCGCTATATCGCACACCAGCATTGGTTCGTATCGAAACAGCGGCATCAGGCCGTCCAACAGTCTAACAGTATTTAGACGGGTAGGTAGGGGCTTTGGCCCCTGCCTATCAGTAAAAAGATTGGGAGAGATAATGGCTTACATATTTACAACACCAACAGTTCTTGAAGAGATGGATGGCGAATACCATCCACTGTTTTCTAGAATTAAAATTCCTAAAGGAATCAGCGTTCTAAAAAACGGTTCTGTTTACACAGAGATTCGGTTTCCTTCGAGTGAAGAAGTAGTTGCTGCTGACGTAGCCTACATTGGTGGTTACTCCTATGAAGTAGACGCTGCTGAAAAAGCAGACCTTGAGTCTGCTGGATATACGGTGGCAACAGTATGAAGCACAGAGAAGACCATCCAGAAGATGTTGAAGGTTGCTTTGGTTGCAAAGTAATTGGATTACAACTTAGCCCAGGAGATTCATCATCTCAAAAGGCTATGAGCAATAAGAAATGGGATGGAGAATTGAATGCTTATCGTGCCGCTAGGGCACAAGGTATTCAACCAGAAGGTACAAGCATGGCTGCTGTGCAGCGTGCTGTAAATGCTTCTGAAGCAATGGGCAAGCCATATGATGCAAATGATATGACTAGCGCTAAGTTTATTAACAAAAAATCGGTAGCAACACTTAAAGAAGCGGGAGCAATATAATGCCAATGGTCGGAACAGAGAAGTTTGATTATACACCAGCAGGTATGGCAGCAGCAAAGAAGAAGGCTAAAATTACTGGCAAACCAATGAAGAAGGCAGTCAAGAAAGTTGCTAAGAAGAAGATGGCTAAGAAGACAGCAAAGAAGGCTATGCCTAAGCGTAGTGGATTATTTGGTGCTAACTAATGCCAAAAGGAATAGACCCAAAGGCTTACGCTGCAAGAGTCACTAAGGCTAAAAAAGTTATAGCAGCAATGGACCCTGCAACCAAGGCAAAGATTAAAGATATGTACCCAAAGGTTACAAAGAAAGCAGTTGCAAAAAAGACTGTTGCAAAGAAGCGTAACTCTGGAAATATATTTGTAATGCCAGATGGCAGCACTATTGGTGGCCGAGATATTGGCAAGATTAAACCTACACCTAAGCCAACTCCTAAGCCAAAAGTAACTCCTAAAAAAACTCCTAAGATGACTCCACAAGATGCAGCAATGCTAAAGATTTTAAAGGATAGGTACGGCTGGTAAAGTGAAAGATTCTAGATTAACCCGTGCTGGTGTATCAGGCTATAACAAGCCTAAGCGTACGCCTAATCACCCAAAGAAGTCACACGTAGTTGTGGCTAAACAAGGAACAACTGTTAAGACAATCCGTTTTGGGCAGCAGGGCGTATCTGGTTCTCCAAAGAAGGCTGGTGAGTCTGCATCCTATGCAGCACGCCGCAAGTCTTTTAAAGCAAGACATTCTAAGAATATTGCCAAAGGCAAACTAAGCGCAGCCTACTGGGCAGATAAGGTGAAGTGGTAATGGGTATCCTATTAAACGATTTAACTGATGAGGTGTTAATTAACCTTGCAGGTTACACAATTCAACAAGACAAGGCTACACACTTAACAACTTCTATTTCTACAACCACATCTACTCTTGCATCACCTACTATTTTTAGTGTAGCAGATGCTCAACGCCTTGGTTCTGGTACAGTAGAAATTGATGATGAACTACTTTGGGTAGATACTGTAGACCGTATTTCTAACACAGCAACAGTTTCTCCATATGGTCGTGGCTTTTTAGGTTCTACTGCAGCAACACATGCTGCTGGCTCAAAGGTAACTATCTCTCCTACTTTTCCTAAGCATGTTGTAAAGCGTGCTATCCAAGATACTATCCGTGCAATGGGTTCTGCTATCTTTGCAGTTAAGCAAACATCATTTACATTTAGCAGCACAATTGTAAATACCTATGAACTAGACAATAAGAATATTCAAAACATTTTAACCATGCACTGGCAAGACATTGGCTCTAGCCGTGAATGGATTCGGATTAAGCGTTGGGACTTTGACGCTTTTCCAGATACTGATACTTGGGGTTCTGGTGCACAAACTGTAACTATTGGAGATGCTATTGCATCTGGTCGTAAGGTAAAGGTTGTTTATGCAACTGCACCTTCAACTCTATCTACATCATCTACAGATTCATTTACTGTACAGACTGGATTGCCAGAGTCTAGCCGAGACATTGTAATTCTTG